TATTGCCCGGTACGGTGACGACTACACGGTGGTCTACATCTACCATGACGGCAACGTACGTATGCTGGATCGCTGGAACAAGACCAACTCTGTCAAGACCGCTGAGAAAATTCGTGACCTCGCGTGGGAGTACGGCTGCAACGAAGTCCGTATTGACGGTGTTGGTATGGGTGGACCTGTCGTGGATATGGTTGCTCACCAGTCGGATAACCGATACGAGACTATCGCTATGATTGGTAACGCTGCCAGCCCCGATTTGGACAAATGGCTCAACGCACGTGCCTATTGGTACGACAATATGCGTGAACGGATGTTCAAGAGCCAAATTGACATTACCTTTGAGGACAAAGCCCTTGAAGATGAATTGGGCGACGTAGAGTATTTCTTCTCCAAGCGCGGCTCTTTGCAGATTGAATCCAAGGATGACATCATCAAGCGCCGTGGAAAGTCTCCTGACTTTGCGGACGCCGCTGTTTATGCGTGTGCTGAATTGGGAATTGATCCTACGGCACCAGAAAGCAAGCTGACTCCCGGCGAGGAATACAGCTACGGTCTTGAAGAATTGCTTTACGATTTCGAGACAACCATTTCTCCATACTAAGAAAAAGGTCTCCTGTTAGAATTAGCAGGAGACCTTTTCATTTGTAATAGGAGACAAGTTGACTACGCTAGCTGAAGTAAAGCAGAGTGCTGAAATTGCACGGCTGCGGGGCGAGAAAGACGCATTGCAGCACAGCTTTGAGACTCTGCAAGAATCAATGGCTGACGTTGTACTTGCACTGGATGATATTGGCTGGCGTCCACTCGGGGCAAACGAAGATGCCACCGAAATCAAGCTGGACACGATCAAGAATGTAGCACAGACCACTCGCGGTCTCGTGGCTATCAATCCACTGATCAAGCGCGGTCTGGCCGTGCGTACCACGTTTATCTGGGGCGCTGGAGTCAAATTCATCGGCATTGATGAAAAAGACCCGCTGCTTACCGATTCAAACAACAAGAAGTTCCACTTCTCCCCACAGGCATATGCAGAGCTTGAAGCCTGCATGGCAACTGACGGGCAGGTTTTCACTCTGATCACCAAGCCGGGTGGTGGCCGTCGCCGGTTGACCACGGACGGCAAGGCTTCGGTCGCCAAGATCACTCGCGTTCCGATGGGTGAGATTGTTGCCACAGTGAGCAACCCTTACAACAAAGAAGACGTTTGGTTCTTCAAGCGTTCCTTTGAGGTCACCGAAGAGAACTACAAGACCGGTGAAGCAACTTCCAAGAACGTAGAAGCTTGGTACCCTGCCACGGACTACGACATGGCGAACGGTAAGCCCTTCTCCATTCAGAACAAGCCGGTGGTCTGGAACTCCGCGATCCTCCACAACACTGCCAACAAGCAGGTTGGTTGGAAGTGGGGCGCACCTGACCTCATGAGCGTCATCTTCTGGACTAAGGCGTACAAAGAGTTCCTTGAGAACTCCGCGTCACTGGTGAAGGCATACAGCCGCTTCGCATTCAAGATCACGGCACCTACCAAGAACGCTGTACAGGGCGCTTCGGCAAAGGTGGCTGCACAGCCTACGCGCGATCCGTTCACAGGCGAGGTCTCCAACGTCGGTGGAACTGCCGTCATGGGCATGGGCACCACAATGTCCACCATTGGCCGTACAGGTGGCTCTGTGGACTTCAACGCAGGTCTCCCGCTGGCGTCTATGGTGGCTGCTGGTCTGGAAATCCCTCTAACGGCTCTCACGTCCGACTCAGGCTCTTCAAACCGCTCTGCGGCTGAGACCCTTGAGCAGCCTACGCTGAAGGCTATGAAGGCCCGTCAGCAGCTTTGGACAGGGTATTTTGAGCGTCTGTTCGCTTACCTTGGCAAGGAAGACGTGAAGATCGTCTGGGGCAAGATCGAACAGGGCGATGTGCTCCGTAACCTTCAGGCTGTTGCTGCTGCTGTTTCGCTCAACGTTCTGCACGCTGAAGAGATTCGTGAGTTCGTTGAAGCTGCACTTGAACTCCAGTCGGACAAGGGTCTGCCTACTGAGGAACAGCTTGGCTTGAGCCACGAGTCCAACACTGAAATGGGCAAGGCTGCACTCAAGACAGCACAGAATCCTCCCGCTCCAGTGGTTGCGGGGGCACCGGGTAAGCCGGGAAGCAAGCCGGGGAAGAGCACCAACAGTCCCAAGAAGGCTCAATCCAACGCTCCCAGCTACGGGGACAACAGTAATCGCAAGGCCGTAGGCCAGCACAAGTACAGTCAAGGCAAGAATGGGTAGTAGGCTGTAGCCTATGAAAACCATTGAAGAACGCTTTTGGTCCAAAGTCAACAAGACAGACACTTGCTGGCTTTGGACTGCCTCTGTCGGGAGTCACGGCTATGGACAGTTCAAGTTCGGTGCAGGCCCTCGGCTGGTACACAGGATTTCTTACGAGTGGGCATATGAAACTATCCCCGAAGGATTCCTTGTTGACCATAAGTGCCACGAGAAGCTTTGTGTACAGCCAAGACACTTGAGGCTGGCCACCACTAAGCAGAACGGTGAGAACCGTGGAGTGTTGGACGGTCACAACACTTCGGGGGTAAGGGGCGTTTTCTGGAACAAGTCTCAAGGTAAGTGGCAAGCCCGAGTAAACCACTTTGGTAAGCAGCGCCATGCAGGCTTCTTCACCGATTTGAAAGACGCTGAAGCTGCTGCGATAGCAAAGCGCAACGAACTATTTACGCACAACGAGAAGGACAAGTAAGCAATGGCTGTGCTACCTAATGAAATACCTACAGGACTTATCCAAGGACAGTTCTATTTCGTCAACGAAGACAACATTGACGCCAACACTGATCCAGAGTTGACAGTTGTTTCAGGCAAGGTTACCTTCACGTGTGAGGCAGCGGACCCGCTCCGTATGCCCACCAAGAAGGCCGTTATCATTCCGATGACCTTTGACGCTGAGTTCGATTCTCAGGGACGCCTTGTGCCGGTGGGACGTACTGACGTGGGCATTGAGCTTCCCGCGTCGGACTCCCCGCTGTTCAACCCTACGGGCTTCACGTGGAAGGTCGAGTTTGAGCTTATCGACGTAGCCACGGAATACTCCGTTGTGCTTCCGTCCTTCTCCATCTTCGTGCCTGAAGGTGTCACCAGCGACATTGTAGACCTCATGCCGGTCTCTATGGAACCGGGCACCATTATGGTCCAAGGTCCACAGGGTGCCTCTGGTGACATGTCGCTGGCGTATGACTCAGTGAACAAGACCGGTGCCGTGGCTCTGACTGAGGCTGACCTTCCCAGCACACCGGAATGGCGGCTGACAGGCAACGTCACCTTGACTTTGCCTACTCCTGCTGCTACGCCGAAGCGCTCGGGAACAATCACCCTTGTGCTGGTGCAGGATGGTACGGGCAACCGGACTATCACATGGCCTGCCTCTGTGAAGTGGACTGACGGTATTGTACAGCAGCCTGCCGCTGGTGCCAACTCCATCTCTGTTATCCACCTTCTGTGGACTGGAACTTACTGGCTTGGGCTTCTGGGAGGTAAGAGCTTTGCGTAGAGCGCAGACCGATAGTACATCTCAGAACGTCCGCAACAACGCTCTGAATCCTCGCTGGGAAACCGGTACTGGAGGGAACGTTGTTGTACGTCAAAACCTCTGCACTAACCCTCGTGGTGTAGGTACGTTCTTCTCTTACTCAAGCGGTGCTGCACAGGTGATTACACCTAACGTGGCAATTACGGGGCATCCTGAAGGAATTACTACAGCAACCCGGTTTACCTTCAGTTCGTCCGCAAGCAACCCCGGAATAAACATTCTGCCGTCCCCAGCAGAGAACACTACCTATGTCCTATCTGCATGGATTTATGTAGAGTCGTTGCCTGATACACCGGCAGCGGGAGGTTTTGCTGAAAACGGGGTTGTCTCAGGGTCGAACTATCCCAACACGGTAGGTGTCTGGAATAGGATTTCGTGGGTACGCACCACCACAGGTACTCCCGGCTCATGCTTTGGTATCCGCCATGCAGGGTTGTCAGGAGGTACTGGCAGCGGCTCCATCCTTGTTACGGGTATTCTCATTGAGACGTTTACATCCAGCACAGCGGCCTCAGTCACGTCATTCTTTGATGGAGCTAGCACTGATACCAGTGATTACGATTACGGTTGGGTAGGCACCGCAAACAACAGTGTCAGCCGAGAGCTAGCACCTGCCCCTGACTTGGCAAACTCAAGCGGTGGTGCCAACAGGGCAGCTTATCTTTCAACAGACCGCCCTGCCGGTGCACCAAAGTTCTTGAGGTTGATCACCTTTTCTCCGGGGGTCTCGGTTGCACTGAATCCTACTGACGTGCAGATTCGTGATGGTGTCCCAAGAACTGACCTTGTGTGGCTTAGGGCAAACAGAACGATGACAGTCTCCATGCGCTACCGCAACCCTACAGGAAGCAATGTAGTAGCTGCTCCAGCAGCTAACCTTACAAATCAGTGGCAGCTATACCGCAACTTCCAGACCCCTACTGGTGCAGACGATATGGCGTTGGGTGTGCTGGCAAGTAGCCCTCAAGCTGGTGACATGATTGACATGGGACCGCACATGACTGTTGAAGGTGATTACACCGGGGATATTGTTACAGGTGAAGGCCCCTTCAGTAAATGGTACGGTCTCGCAGACCGCTCTGCTTCCATAGGGTACCCCCCGCAACTGCTGGACCATGCAGGTATCCCTGAAACGGACATCAGCGCTGTAGGTACACATGTTCTCGGTGGAGGTTTTGGAGCCACTGAAGCGAGAACTATTTACACTGTCTACGCAAACTTTCTTGACATTCCTGATGGTAACGTTCCTACGGTTGCGGTTTATGGTTCTTCGCCTCTAACCGATAGCGTACCGAATAGCTACATAACTCTACGCCAGCAGGCTTGGACAGGGAACGTGAATTTCCTTCTTGCTCGAAGGACTGGAGGTAATGGGGCTGGTGTGGCAAATAGCC